GTCGGCTTTCTTTAATGAAGCCAGCACTTCTCGGAGTATTGAGACAGGCGAAGTAACCGCTTTCGGCAAAAACGCTAAAACCTACATTGTTGGTCTGACAGATGGTACTGCCAGTTTGTCGGGAATGTTTGATGGTGATGCAGCAGCAACCGATGTTGTTATGAACGAGCAGTTGGCTCTTGATGCTGGGACTGTTGTTACTTTCGGTGTCAACGGTTTGGCTATTGGTGCTAAAACACAGATGATGAAAACTCGGGCAACTTCGTATGAAATCTCTAGTCCTGTAGGTGATGTTGTTTCTGTTTCGGCAGAGTTCCAAGCAGATGACGGTATCCAAGGTGGTGTAAGCCTCCATGTCGGTGCTGATACAGCAACTGGTGCGGCAAGTTCTGTTGATAACGCTGCTTCTACGGCAAATGGTGGTTCAGCCAACTTGCATGTGACAGTAAACACCATGAACGCAGGAAGTGTTGTGAAAGTGCAACATTCCAGCGACAACTCAACTTGGGTTGATTTGGTGTCGTTCACTTCTGTAGGTTCAACGACGATTACCTCAGAGAATGTTTCTGTTGCCGCCGGAACCACCGTAAACAGGTACTTGCGTGCTTTCCTTACGGCTGCAGGAACTGGTTCAATTACATACCACGTTAGTTTTGGAAGAAAGTAGAAAAAGGAGGCAATTATGCCATTTAGACACGGTAAATCAGCAGTATTCAAGTTGGACAACTCTGCAGGTACTCTTGTAGACCTGTCTGGCTACCTTAACGAAGTTGGTTTTCCAGTTTCTGTTGAGACAGGTGAGACCACAGTTTTTGGTAAGACAGCAAAAACCTACATTGTAGGTTTGACAGATGCGACGCTTTCGTTGTCTGGTAACTGGGACTCAACTCTTGATGCTCATTTTGCTGCAGTTATTGCAGCGCAGGCGGCCGGAACCGTAGCCACAGTTTCGTTTGAATACGGTCCAGAAGGTTCAACTGCTTCTCGTATCAAGTATACAGGCGAAGGTATTGTTACTTCATTTGAGGTGTCAAGCCCTGTTGGTGATGTTGTAACCTTCTCTGCAGAAGTGCAAGTTTCTGATTCAATAACCCGTACAACCTGGTAGTAGTACCAAAAAGGAGTGACCAAGTGTCCTTATTGCGTGATAAAATCCTGAGTGCAGATGATACAACTTCGCAGATGGTTGAAGTCCCCGAATGGGGAGCAACCATAGAGGTTCGTTCAATGACTGGTGCTGCCCGAGCCAAAATTATGGCTTTGGCAACAACGGAAACAGGAGAAGCAGATATTGCTCGGGTGTACCCCGAAGTGATTATTGGATGTGCGTTTGACCCCGAAACAGGTGAACCTCTGTTCACTTCGGAAGATCGTGAAATGCTGATGCAAAAAAATGCTTCTGCTCTTGACAAAGTTGCTACTGTGGCATCTGAACTTTCTGGTTTTACAGAGAAATCCGTTGATAAAGCGGGAAAAGACTTCTCCAAAGCGGAGAACTGAGGTTCCAATACGAACTCGCTGAAAAGTTAGGTCGTACCAGACACGAATTGTTGTTTGGGAGTCCTGGACATGAAGCCATTTCGTCTGCTGAAATGACATATTGGCAGGCTCTTTGGAAGATCCGCAACTGGGAGTATGAACAGGCACAAAAGAAAGCGAGGTAACAAAGTTGGCAAATGTTGTTGATGTAGTTGCCCGCCTTCGTGCTGACCACTCAGATTACATGCGAAAAATGAAAGAGGCTGGACAGCAGGCTCAGACATTTGAAGCACAAACCAAGAGCGCAGGCTTCGGTATGCGTAATGCTTTTGGTATAGCGACCAAAGGCTCAATGATGCTTGGAACTGCTATGGTTGCTGCAGCAGGTGCCGTAGGTGGTTTCGGTCTTGGTGTAGCAATGGCTAACGAGCAGGCTGAAATAGCCTTCAAAGTTATGTTGGGTTCCGCTGAAAAGGCTAAAGCCTACTTGCAGGAACTGTCAGATTTCGCTGCAAGGACTCCTTTTGAGTTGCCTGACCTTCGTTCGGCCGCATCCAAATTGATGTCAACCGGTGTTGAAGCAAAACGTGTAATCCCCATTATGACGGCGTTAGGTGATGCTACGTCTGCTAAGGGTATGGGTGCTGATGCTATCGGTAGAGCGGTTTATGCTTTGCAACAAATGTCTACGGCTGG